AAGGTGAATCGAATCCATCAAAAAACATATATGGTGAAGAAATGAAAGATATGATGACAACAATGATGGGTAAATTAGATAACATAAAAGTACAAAATGGTAATATCAATGTAGATAATTCTATTGAAGTTGATGTGAAACGAAATGTGTTTTTATCTAAAGCAGATGATTCGAATGTTAAGATAGATAATGTAAAAAAAGGTAAAGTAAATAACAAAGTTAATAAATTGAGAGCATTGAGAAAAAATGGCAATTAAACCAATTACAAATAAACAACTTGTCAGTAAAGAATCTATAAATAGAGCAAATCAAACATCTACTAAAAATTTAGAAAGTAGACCTAATGTTTCTCGTTCAGAAAATGCAGAACAAACATTTGTTCCGGGTGCTGATTTCACAAAAAACTATTCAGTAACTTTAGAAGATGTAGACACATCAATTATTAATTTTGTTAAAAATATTATTAGACCTTCATTTAAAGAAAATAACGAGACATTTAAAGTTCCTGTTATGTATGGTAATGAAGAAAGATGGGTAGCTGCTAGAAAAAGAGGTATCATACGAGATAAAAATGGAGCTTTATTACTTCCGTTAATTATGTTAAAAAGAACTGAAGTTTCAAAAAATTCTGATTTTGTTAATGGTATGGAACACGATTTACACAGAAAGTCAGACCAGTTTGTAGTTTCTCAACAATGGTCAAAAACAAATCAATATGATAGATTTTCAGTACAACAAGGATTAAAACCAATTACTGAATTTGCAGTTACAACTCCACCTAACTATGTTAATATAAATTATGAATTTGTATTATGGACAAATTTTATATCTCAAATGAACTCTTTAGTCGAAGCATTTACAGAATTTAATAATCAATATTGGGGTGAAGGTCAGGAAAGAAAATTCTTTTCATTGATTGAAAATATATCAGATGCATCAGAAATGAATCGTAATGGTGAAAGATTTATAAAATCTACATTTTCAGTAAACTCTAGAGCATCTTTATTACCTGAAGATTATAACTCAGTTGTGACAAATAAAATATCAACTTTACAACAAAAAAGAAGTGTTGGTAAAGTAAATTTTTCAGAAACAATTTTATAAAAAAAATAGGTTTTTAAAAAAAACTATATATTTATATATACAGAATTTAAAATAACGGAGGTTATAAATGTCAGAAGTAAAAAAATTAACAGAAGAAGAAATACAAAAAGTAACAGATATTAGAAAAAATTATGTTACTATTCAAAATGGTTTTGGACAACTTCATCTAACTAAAATGAATCTTGAAGCTCAGTTGAAAAATATAGAATCTAATTATGAAACTTTAACTAGTGAATATGAAAAAACACAACAAGCTGAAAAAGATATAGTGAAAATAATTCAAGACAAATATGGAATTGGAACACTAAATATAGAAGATGGTACTTTCACAACTGCTCCTACAGAAAAATCTTAATTTACATTAAATTAAATTATTGTTTGCATTAATTTTGGTATATTTATATATGATGATATATTGCGGTATCTAACACAAAATTATAAGCAAAAAAACAAAATTCAATAGGAGAAATTAAATGGCAGAAAAAGTAGTCTCTCCAGGTGTTTTTACAAACGAGATTGATGCATCCTTTTTACCAGCAGCTATAGGCGATATTGGTGCTGTAATAATAGGACCAACCCTAAAGGGACCAGCTTTAGTTCCAACGGTTGTTAATTCAATGGCTGAGTTTGAAGCAACATTTGGTACAACATTCAGAAGTGGTTCAAATTATTATCAATATTTAACATCACATGCAGCAGAAAATTATTTACAAAACGGTGGTCCACTTACCGTTGTTAGAGTAAGTGATGCTAGTGAAGCAACAGCAAAAGTATATGAAGTTTCATCTTCAACTACAGCAGCTGTAGATGTCAACAAATATGAAAGTGGTATTCCAGCCGTAACATTTGCAACTATAGGTGATGGTCCTATGTATAACAACTATGGTAATGGTCATAGTGAAGATTATACTGACCACTCAGGTTCACACACAACAACAAACAATGTATTAGTATCAGGTTCTTCTGATAACTACAGAGTTGAAATTTCTGGTGTGAATACATCTAGAGGAACATTTAATGTTATCGTTAGAAGTGGTGGTGATACTATTAAAAGAAAATCAGTATTAGAAACTTTTAATAATGTTTCATTAGACCCTAATTCAAACAATTATGTTGCAAGAATTATTGGTAACCAAGATATGACTTTAAATGGTTCAGGAACTTCAGAACCATATATTAAACCATCAGGTGAATTTCCAACTAAATCTAAATTCATTAGAGTTAAAACCGTTCATTCACCAACACCAAATTACTTAGATGAAAATGGTAAATTAACAGATAATGCATTGTCATCATCTTTACCAGCAAATCAGTCGGCTTCATTTAGTGGTGCTGACCCAGGTGCATCTTCGTTTACTTTTGATGGAGAATTAACTGGTTCTGCAACACAAAATCCAGCTAATTTCTATGATGCAATTACTACAACAAATATGCAAGGTATGAATCCTAGCACAGGTGTTGTTTTAACTGCATATGAAGATGCTATCAATTTAATGGCTAATGCTGATGAATACGACATCAACTTAATGATGTTACCAGGACTAAACATAGAAAATGATTCAGCTTTAATCAATAAAGCAATTGATGTGTGTGAAACAAGAGCAGATGCTTTCTTAATTGCAGACCCTGTTAACTATGGTTCATCTGTTTCAACCGTAACTGATAAAGCAGATGGTATAGATACAAATTATGCAGCTGTTTATTGGCCTTGGGTTCAAATTCAAGATTCAAGAGCTAACGGTGCACTTAGATGGGTACCACCATCAGTTGTATTAGGTGGTGTATATGCTTTCAATGATAAAGTTGCTCATCCTTGGTTCGCACCTGCAGGTCTTAACAGAGGTGGTCTTGATACGGTAGTTCAAGCAGAAAGAAAACTATTGTTAAGTCAAAGAGATACATTGTATGATTCAAGTGTTAATCCGATTGCAACTTTCCCTGGACAAGGTGTAACGGTATTCGGTCAAAAAACACTACAAAAGAAATCAAGTGCTCTTGACAGAATCAATGTGAGAAGATTACTTATCAGAGTTAAGAAGTTTATCGCTTCATCTTCAAGATTCTTAGTGTTTGAACAAAACAATGAACAATTAAGAAAAAGATTCTTAAACATTGTTAATCCGTTCTTAGAACAAGTTCAATCACAAAGTGGATTGAGTGCATTTAAAGTTGTAATGGACGAAACTAATAATACTCCTGATACGATTGACAGAAATCAATTAATAGGTCAGATATTCTTACAACCTACAAGAACAGCTGAGTTTATTATATTGGATTTCACAATACAACCTACTGGAGCAGCATTTCCAGAGTAATATAATCTAGACAAAGAGTGAGTTTAATTACTCACTCTTTGTTTTAATCTGATAGGAGAATCATTAATGGCAAATAAATTAGTTAGTCCGGGTGTAATTACAAATGAAATAGATGCATCTTTTTTACCAGCAGCTATAGGAGCAATTGGAGCAGCTGTAGTAGGTCCTGCTTCTAAAGGACCTGTTTTAGTCCCAACTATAATTAATAACCCACAAGAATTAGAAAGTATATTTGGTGGTTTATTCTCAAGTGGTAGTCATGGTAATCGCTATGAATATTTATCTACATTAACTGCCAAGAAAATTTTAAGAACAAAAGGACCTGTGTTATTTACAAGAGTTGCTCACGGTTCAGTATCGGCTGCAGTCAACGGGACATTGACTGCAACTAATATATCAGCATCATTAGTTGGATTTGGTAAAACAACCACTGAAGATTCAGGTTCAATATTATCATCAACAGACATAGATGTTATTGGTTCTGGTGTTGCTG